AATACTGATATTGCCTCGATTCAGGGTATCAACAGAGCTATCGCTTATGCTCTGCGAGGAGATATTGGTGCGTGGGATGCAGGACATTCAACGCGACCAGTAGGCTCTTTTAATCATAAGCGTGGCGCCCCTGTAGTCATTAAGTCTCATAACTCAAATAGTTACAGCGTATCGGATTTTGAAGCTGTTCCGGTTCCTCAGAACAGTTATGACCTCGAACAGTTTCGTCGGGAATCTATCCCGAATCCTGTGCGAACCCTAGCTAAATATGGTCCTTGGCCGGAAGATGCCCAGGACCTTTTTGCTAAGGGTAAGGTCATGGAGGGCTCACGATCCAGTGCCCTTACACGACTCGCCTACACTGCTGCTGAACAGGGTCTCGATAACAGCGAAATATACTCACTGCTACAGTGGAAAGATAAGGCTTGGAAGAAGTTTGCTGATCGTCCCAACAAGGAAAAGTATTACGTAGACCTCATCAACTTTGTACGACAGAAGCATCCTTATGAAGGTATCAAGGGTACTATCGTCAATGCTGATGAGATCAAGACGTTTTCATTCCTTGAACTCGTCGAATACGTAGACGAGACTGAGTGGATTATCGGCGGTATTCTTCCATATAAGGGTGTTGCGTATGTTGTCGGAAGGCCCGGTACGGGTAAGACAACTCTGGCTTTGGGTATGTGTACTAGTCTTGCTCTGGCCAAGCAATATCTTTGGGAGCCTAATGAGAAGAAGTACAAGATTCTGTACCTCTCTCTGGAAATGACTCCCGAAGATGTTAGTGACTTCTTCAAGAAGATTAAGACTAACTACAACAACGAAGAACTACAGATCCTCGATAAGAATTTCCACACATACGCGAGTCCAGAAAAGATTAAGTTCTTCCAGCCTGAGAGCCCTATCATGGGCAAGTTTTTGCGTAAGCTGGAAAATTTGCGACCTGATATTGTACTGGTAGACTCAGCATCTTATGCTCTGGCTTCTAACCTCTCCAATCAGGAAGAGGTTACGAAGTCAATAGAGTACATCGATATGATTAAGGATCGTTATGGGATTACGCTCCTCTTTATCCACCACTCGCGCAAAGAACCGCCAGGTCACGGCTATAAAGAAGCTGATCTGGATGATGTGTTTGGAAGCGCTTTTATTGCTGCCTCTGCTTCCAGTATTATCTCGTTGAAGCCTTCTAAGGAATACAGCGAGTCGAATAAGCTGATGGATCTTCGCTATCTCAAGACGCGATTCTCTGGTGACAATACTGGATTCTCTATTGTCATGGATGGCGAACGACGTATGTTTAATCGTCCATCAGCAGGTGCCCTTACCGCAGCAGTGCCTAAGCAGGAAAAGAAGAAGGATGGAAAGTCGAAATCATTCTTTGACATCTAAGCTGGTTACCCCTGAGGAATTTCTTCCTGTAGCCATACTGTGTGACACTATGGCTCTGGATACTGAGACTACGGATATTGAGAAGACTGATATTCGAGATGGTAGCGGTTTCGCTTACGGTATCTCGGCAGCAGTTCTCTACAACGGTACGTATTATTCGGCATACTTCCCTGTAGCCCATACCAAGGATAATGTCTCAGATGAGATCAAGCAGAATCTGTTTGACATAATCCGAACCAGACAGAAGATTGTATTCCATAATGCCAAGTTCGACTTGGTATCGATGGAAACAACCGGCTACAGGGGAGGCTATATAAGATGGTATGACACTATGCGTATGGCGCATATGCTCAACGAAAATATTGGCAGGTATGACCTAGACTGGCTTGCTAGAAATGAGCTTAGGGAACCCGGAAAGAATAAGCCCCCGGTGTGGGAGTTTATGTTTCAGATCCATGGGTGGCATCCAGACTTTCCGGCTGAGGTTATGGCTCTTTATGCGTCAGAGGATGCGGTACTCACACTCAAGCTATTCTTTAGGTTGTATCCATTTTTTGTGAAGTCAGGTTTTGATGGAAGCGAAATGTCGGAAGTGTGAAAATTACTTTGACAAGTCTGAAATCATTGTAGTCCAGGAAGGGATATTCTGTAAGGACTGTCTCCCTCCAGACCACACTCCGATGCCGTTTACTCTACATATTTCCTGGCGTGGGATTACCGCGCTGATGGATTATATTGATGGATCAGGAGACTTGGAGACTCTAGAGGTTATCGAAAAAATTCGACACAGGCTAGGTGTAAAGGTAATAGAGCAGATTAGGAGAATTCTCCATGGGGAAGTTCGTGAGTCCGATTCCTAACCTCTGGACTCGGGAAATGGAGAATATTGAAATCTTCAATACTATGGAACGAAGGGGGGTACGGATCAATAAGGAAATTTGCCGACAAGAGATTGCTGTTGGTGAAGGTAGGATGAACCAGCTTCGTAAGGAGTTGGGGATTAATCCCGGGTCTACTAAGCAGCTTAGGCAGCTCCTTATTGAAGAAATGAAGCTGCCCGTACTCCCCGAACATCTTACTCCAAAGGGTCAGCCTAGTATGGATAGGCGAGCTATGGAGACTTACGAACAGATCCTTGAGAATAACCCTGAATACTCTAAGGGTCCTTGGGGAACAGTAGCTCAACAAGTTCTTGAATATCGTGGTTGGCAGATTACTCTTGGCCTTTGTTATAAGAAGTTCGTCGAAATGGTCAGTGACGACGGACGACTCCGGTGTAACTATATGCTTCACGGTACCAAGACGGGTCGTACTAGTTGCACGAGTCCGAATCTCCAGCAAGTTCCTAAGGAAACCGAAAAGGTCTGGAATCGGAATATCAAGCGAGCATTTGAACCGGCCGAAGGTTATGCGCTAGTTCAGTTCGACTTTAGCCAGGGTGAAATGCGTCTGGCTACAGGGTATGCTCAACAGCCTAATCTGATTGAGACATTTACCCAGGGCCGCGACATGTGGGGCGATATGATCGCGGCCCTTAACAGGCCAAAGAAGCAGTGTAAGACACTAACCTATGCCAAGATGTATGGCGCTCAGCGTAATAAGCTGAGGACTATTCTCGGTGGAGATGACCCAGATCAGTTTATTACTGACTGGGAAGAATACCATGATAGAATCGTAGAGTTTAGCCAGAGAGCATATGATACCGCTAAGCGACGTGGTTATATCCGTCTCTGGACGGGGCGCATTCGCCATCTCCCTGGTGGTGAGGATGGTCCTCGTCTTGCCTTCAACAGTTTGCTTCAAGGTGGTTTGGCTGAGATCGTAAAGTCAGCCATGATTAGATTGCGCCGAGAAGTAGATGACGAAGAAAAGTGCCGCATGCTTCTTATGGTGCACGACTCCGTTATCTTCGAGATTCGGCGCGATCTTCTCGACTACTACATTCCCCTTATTCATGAGGTTATGAGTCGGGTGGAAGAAGAGAAGGACTGGGGACTTCCGTTTACAGTAGAGCATGAGTTTTGGGGAAAGGATGCAGCATGACAGATATTATCATTGCTCCCACGTTTCAGGCGGGTATGCGGTATTGTGGGGCGAATGGCCTTAATTACCAAAAGGTCGTCATCCTCGACACTACCAACCCTGTCCCACTTGTACTCAAGAGGCTACAGGGTGTAGAGTCGGGTCACGCCCGAGTGGTCAATACGCACGGATACGATAAGTACAAGCTTCCGATTATCCTGGAAGCTCTGGATAATCACCCAGGATCTTTTGAATTGGAGACAGTTTTTCTCTGATGTTTCTTTCAGTGGACCCCGGTAAGAATATTGGTCTCGCTTCATTTAATCAGGAAGGAGAGGATCTGGCTAGAAAAACCGTCAGTCTCGATTACTTTCCTTCCTTCCTCGAAGCAGTCTATACACTGTCTAAGGATGCTAAGGAACCCGTAGTCTTTATTTACGAGGACTATACTCTTCGTAAGGACAAGGCTATTGAGCAAACTGGTTCAGATATGCCAGCTTCTCAAGCAATTGGAATGATTAAGATGATTTCCAGATTGCTGGGTGATTTGGCTAGGATAGAGGTAGTTAAGGCAGGTAATCTTCGTACCGCGCTTAAGTGGGCTGGATATCCTGAGCTGGCTAATAAGCCTAGAACATGGCATTGCCCTGATGATCTGGCTGCTTACGCACACGGCGTAATGTGGCTCATCAATAACAAGATTCGCAAGCACCCAATCTTTGAGAGCTAAAGTGGCACAGCGTAAGAAGAACCGCAAAAACGAACTCGACCGAATCGCTAAGCTTGCAGCTAAGCTCGGTATTAATGTAGACAACCTTCTGGAGCAGGTTCCTCTTACTGAAATAGGAGAGGACGCACAGATTCGGTACGAGATTGAAGCCGAGTCTGTCCTCTTCTACATCGAAACTAAGGGTAAGGGATTCGAGCAGAAGATTTGTAAGAATCCCCACTGCGGAGGTCTTTTCCTCCACACATTCTCAGCGGTTAATTACTGCTCTGATGCTTGTCGGGCTTGGGCACTGGCCGAAGTCGGCATTATTTGGAACTTTAACCGTAGGCCACTTAGCCAGCGATGGAATGCTAAGGGCAAGGGTTACGTTCCGAAGATTATCGGAGTGGAAGCTACGGCCGCACTTGTTGAGGCTGGTTATGTAGAGATTGACGAGGAAAAGTACGTACCTGAGGTTCCGTACGATCCGAATTTCAGTCTCAATAACCTTAAGGAACAGCAAGACGAAGCCAAGCAGAATCGTATCGCTGAGCTTAAGCAGGAACTTGAAACATTGGAAGACGAGGATTAGTTATGAAGGAAATGAAGGTAGCTGATTTTATTCCCGCTATTGAGACTTCGGCCGATGTAGGCTTTAACTCCGGGGTTTTTGACGAGCCCAAGGATGTTGAAATTGTAGTCCAGGACGAAGACGGTAACGAGTATTACATCGAAGACGTAGTTTTCGACACAGACTCGGGACTTATCGCGATCAAGTTTAACCACGATAACGAATAACACGTAAGACACAACGAAACCCCCTGTAGCTAGAGGAGTTAGCTACAGGGGGTTTCGGCTTTTTATGCCATATTAAGCTTTGAGTCTTTCGTTGTAAAGACCCGATTCTATCAGGTCTTCGCGCAAAGCTTGACGGTAATCAGAAGGGAATTTGCGCTTTCTCTCCTTGTACGACATGCCGCCCCAAACGCCGTACATATCGTATACCAAAGCGTATTGAAGGCAATCACCCTGAACAGGGCATGTTGCACAGAATCTTTTGGCTTCCTTCTCCGTGGCTCTCTCGAAGAATTTCTCTACGTCAATATTAGCGCACTTAGCCTCGTCCTGCCACAACGAAACCTCGTCTGCTGTATTAGAATACATTAGCGGAAATACCCCCCGCCAAATTAAATAACCGTTTTCGCTAATAACCCGTGCTCACGCAGACTAAGGACAAACTGGACAGGCTTTCCCCGCGCCTAGCCTAGTCCTTTTGTGAGTAGGAATAGCAGGATACCACCCACAAGGGGAAAGATCAAGCTTGACACAACCACGTCCTGAAACCTGAAGCGTCGTTCGTGTATAGTTCTCTGAAATTCAGCGAAGGTGTCTTCGAGGTTTGACAATCGCGTATTGATAGAGCGAAGATGGAGAGCTATCTCTCTGTTGGATGCCGGAATTTCCAGCTCATCCTCATTACCCATTAACCTCGAATCTACATCTTTGCAAGAACAGAAGTCCAATAGTCATAAAGACTAGGATAACCACCCGCCTGGGTAGTCTTAGAGTACATATTTTTAACTGCTCCAGGTCCTCCGTACCAAGCTACAGCAGCTCCAGCAGCTCCGTATTGCTTAAGATATTGCCCAAGCTTATAGGCCGCGATGGCATCTTGAATCTGCGGACTGTGCATAAATTCGTCATAGCTAACAGTCCTACCAAGAGCCTCTTGAGACCAGGATGGAATATTAGACTTGAGAATCTGGTAAGCTCCAGAGGCGCCATACATACTGTTGTAGGCGTTGTAATTCCCATTAGATTCTTGCTGTCTAATGGCTTTCATGAGCTTGTCGAGAGTTACATTTCCGGTAGCCCCTCCCCCAACTCCAGCACTGGCATAACTGCTGGCTGGAAGTGTTGGCATGGTAAGGTTAATCTGCTTAGGCTTAACCGGATTAAGCTTAGGCGCAACGTCATACTGCCCCTTGGCCAGGATATTATTCAGTTCATTCATAAAGTTATTGAACTGACCAGAGAATGCGTCTACCACGGCCTTACCGCCCTAGAGGGTGTACCAGAATTATTGATGGAGGTAATACGTACAGACTTACCGCGCCCCGGCGCGTCAATAACCTGACCGTTTCCAATATAAATAGCTACGTGGCTATAGGTCCCGATACCGTTAGGATCTCGACTGCCGGTATTATAGAATACGAGGTCACCAGGAAGCAAGCTTCCCAATCCAACTACCTTGCCGGATTTAGCCTGCTCATATGTAGTTCTCGGAAGGTTAATACCGAGCTGCTTATAGATAGAATAAACCAGACCAGAGCAGTCTACGCCCTTACCAATCTGAGTACCTCCCCAGACATAAGGGGTACCCTGAGCTTGGATAGCTAGCGCGACTGCTTTTGCTCCAGGGTTATTACCCGAAGCTCCAGGAGTCCAGTTAATAGAGTATCCTGCGTTAAGCTCAGCCTGGTTTTGAAGAGTCTGCCAACGAGCCTTAGCTTCCTCTGTAGCTACAGCAGCCTGACCAGTTTCAGATATAGCATTCAGCTGATTATTGAAGGCGTTTGAGAAGTCAGTCAGCTTATCAGTGGGTACCCCGTATTCGTTAGTCTTAACCTGACCCGCTGCCATGTCCGCATATTTAGAAGCCAGAGTGGTGGTCTTGTCTGCCTTCTTAGTCATATACGTACTGAGCGCGTTAGAAGTCTTCCCCTGTAGCCAATCCGGAACTTTTTGTCCAAATCCAGGAGACTGAGAAATCTGTATTGGAGCAGTATTTACGCCGAGTTCAGGGACTTTAGCTACAGGAGTGTTTCGACTGCTCAGCGGATTTATAATCTGCTTGTTGAGCATCGAGTTTTTATACGTATTCAAGAAGTCTTCAATTGCCATTACGCCGACTCCTCACGTAGTCTCGAAGGTCAAAACCGGCAGACTTCTGCATAGGTCCAGTGTTCTGAATATTCAGACCAAGAAGCATATTCCAGAAGTTCTGCGGATTGAATCCGTTGCTATTCTGCTTCGTAGTATCGCTTACTCCGAATTCACCAGTAAGTCGCCCTGCGTGGCTAACTCCGGGAAGCTGCTTAGCTATATAGTCAGGGTCAGTGATACTAATATCCGCGCCAGTCTGTGTATCCTTTCCAGTCATACCTTCGATAGGTATACGGATTGCAGGGTTAAGCAGACCAGCAGTCATTTTACCCGGATGGTTAAGCTGAGAAATCATATCCAGAGTAGGTTCACTCGGGTTAACTACTGTGTAATTACCAGGACCTCCGAACATAGGCCCAATACCCTTTTCCTGAATCCAGTCAGGGAACAACTGGTCATAAGGGAACGGATCAGACATAGGTCCAGTATCAATACCCATAACATTCTGCATAAGATACATGGCCTTTGGATAAGCCATGACCTTACCCGGAGTAGCTACAAGGGATTCTACAATAAGAGGGAAGGCTTTACGAGTCCAAGAATAGAACGGAAGAATCCTACGGACTACATTCCGCTCAAACTTGGTAAGGTCCATTCCGTCAGGATGCCATTTTCTAACTACAGCGGCAGCATCTGCTGTAGCCTGTTCAAAAGGCTTAGAAGACTTCTTCAACTCATTGATGTAATGGGCAAGACGAACGTAATGGTCGCGACCCTCAGAAATAGTGTGCGCTACCTTCTGAGCCCTACCACCAAAAGGACGGAACTTATCCAGACCAGTAACCGCGTCATCAGGAATATCTTCCAGAACCCTAGTAGTCGGAAGGATTCCCTGCTGGAATGCGCTGATGTAAACCATGTCATTAGTGACTTCGGTACCATTACGCATTGTCATCGCAACGCGCTTACCGTCAGGAGTATAACCCTTACCCTCAATAACTCGGCGGAGAGCGTTAGGATTGGTCAGCTGGTTAATAGCCTCCAGTCCTTCGTAACGCCCTCTCTGAGATCGCATAACATTTAGCGCGATAGTATACGGACGCGCACTGTTGACTCCACCAAGCCAGTTAAAGTACACGTCACCAATCATATTGCGAATGTGGTGGCTAGGCACATAGATAGTTACACCAGCCTTCCACTTACTCAATACCTTGTCGAAATTCTGCATCGCCTTAGAGTTAGGCGTGCTGATTTCCTTGAGCATCTTCACAAACTGATTAGCCTGGCTAGCAGCGTTCTTACCGAAGTAATACCCCTGTAGCCTAGGATGGTTAACTGTGTGCTGATATTCGCCAAATCGCTTAGGAGAACCATAACGAGAAATAATCTCATCGAACATAATCTTCTCACGAACAGTATGTTCGACTACATTCTGGATCTTGAATAGAAATTCAAGCGGCTTCTCAATTTCCCAGCTCTCCCAGGAATTAAGCCACTTGACTCCTTCTGTATATTCTCCAGCCTTTTTAAACTGATACTGACCCAGACCAAACCTACGGAGATTCTTATTGAGTTCCCGCATAGTAAGCTGAGCCCTACCAGCAACACTATTTTCTAGGGCTACAGAAGTTTTCAGACCAGAAGAACTGAAAAGATTCTCCATAATCTCTGTGATCTCCCTCGCCAGTTCAGACGCAGGAGTCCCAGGGATAGGCGCCTGACGCCCCTGAGCGCCCTTGAGAGCGTCGTTCCATAGGTCGAGGTCGTTCACATCGTACCGTTTGGCCAGTCCGTTCAAATATTCTGCTCTACGAGCAACTGTGCTTTTAGCGGTAGCAGCTTCCTTAAGATAGATTGGACGCATGTCTGCATTTTTATATGCAGCGTTAAATCGCGCCCCAATCCACTCAATAACCATAGACTTAGGGCCTACAGCCTTACCCAGTTGCTTAGGTGCAGGACCACCAAGCATCCTATGGATATCCTGTGTAACCTTACTTACATTGGAGAAGTTCTTATAGAGTCGAGTGGAAACATCCGGATGACTCAGAATAGCCGTAGTGTTAGTTACAGAGAATCCGTCACCAGGAGCCTTAGGAATATATTCATTTTTAATATACTCAGCAGCTTTAGATGCGGCTACAGGAGACCCACCAGCAGACCTAGTGATATCTTCTGCAACCTTAGTACCGAGTGTTACAACTTCCTCAGTTCTGGCCGCGCTAAGTGGTCCCTTAATAAGGTCATCGATATCAGCCTTAGCAGCGTCGATACCTTCGACCATCTTCTGTCCGTCAACTACGGACTCCCCCGCCTTAAGAAGCTCAATTTTCTGAGCAACTTCCGCAGGAAGAGACGAGTAGTCTCCGCGAAGAATCTTAGTAAGCAGCGTTCTATTCATAGCCGCTGCGGCAGGACCAATAGCATCAAGAACCTGACTAAGCCTAAGAGGAACAGAATCCTTAAGCTTAGGGGTTGAAGACATAGGGACATGACCCTCTGCGATAAACCTTTCTTCAACCTGCCGCAGAAGGTTCAGAGCCTTTTCAAACCGCTTAGGTGTCTTAGCGTTAACCAGATGCTTAGACGTCAGCGCGTTCCAGACATTAACCTGCTTCGGACCTGTAAGGGCACCATGCTCTTGCATAGCAGCCTTGTACTTACCAGGGTCCTTAATACCGGCAGGAATAGACTTAAGAGTAAGCTGCGGTCTAAACTGCTTAACTAGCTCATCAACAATTTTAGCGTCACGTGTAGGGTTCTTACTAACTACAGTGGGAGTACCCTTAGCGGCCTCCACAATAGACTGGAGACCAACAGGTCCAACCTCTGTAGCATCGTTAATAATTTCCTCAGCAGGCTTCACATACTGAGGAACCTTCATCTCCTGAGCATCTGCGTGGATAACTCGGTTAAAAGCACCCACGATCTTCTTGCGCTCAGCCGGAATACTGAGACGCTTAGCAAAGTCAGGAATATTAGAGACGTGCTTGATAAGCTCCTGGGTACGCCTAAACGTAACTCCGGGATGCTTAATCTTAAGACGGTCCAGCGCGTTAGTAGTGTCACCCGTAGACAGACGTCGCAGAAGGTCACCGGTAAGCTTTGTAATCTCTTCCGGCTGAGAATACTTATCAGCGACCTTAATCTGAGCATCAGGAATCTTAACCTTAGGGTTGATAGATTCCCGAGACTTATCCGTTACAGGCTTGATAATCTTAGCTTCTTCTCCTGTAGCCGGACGATTAATAATCGTCTCGATAGGATCAATCTCATTGGCTACAGGGGAAGTCTTTGTAGTTGTAGTAAGGGTAAGCTCATCCGCGCTCTTGGGAAAATCAAACCACGCAGGAGGCTTAACTAGACCCTCAGGCGTAGCAATGGCGTTCTGAATCTTCCCAGGGGGAAGTATGACCTTATAGGTACCATCAGCCTTCTTATTAAGGCTCTTGATATCTACAGAGGGCATACCCTTGTTATAGGAATCATTCAACGCCTTCAACTTGCTGGCGTCATAAACTTCGGCAGTATCCTTGGCGCCCTTAGTAAAGTTAGCAACCTTAGCACCGGCACTGACGAAGTTAAGAGGGTCAGCAATCATCGAGGCTGCAAGACCATACTTCTCCATGTCCTTGAAGTATTGGTCGATATCCTCGTCGGTTACTTCTACTTGACCCTTTTCCCAGTCGTAGAAATACTTGTCCCTGGGATCATCGCTGAACTGGTTAATCTTCTTGTTCATAAGCCGCTGACGAACCTTTTCACGGTTCTCAGGCTTCATAGCCTCGTCAGCAGACATATGAGTATCCAGACGGATAAGAGCGTTACCGAGGTAAATCTTATCCTGCGGATCAGCAGCAGTTTCACTAGGTGCAAAAGCACCTCTAAAACCAGTAGCTACTCCCCTACCACCTCCGCTGAATACTCCGCCTATAATTTCCATGGCATCGTGAAGTACACTATCCTCGTCATCCATTTGGTGACCAGCGATAGCATCATCAACAGCGTTAGCAATTCCATAAGAGGGGACGCTAAGAAGATCAGTAACTCGTCCCCAAAGAGTCTGCTTACGCGGAGGCGTGTTCCCGTTAACATCCAGACCATTAGCCTTGAGAGTGCTAACGGGAACCTTGCTAAACTTAGAATTACTAAGAATATCAAGCGCTGCTTGGGACAAGCCAACCTTATTTCGGATTTGTCCCAAGTCAGGCTGACTGGAAAACAAGCTACTAAAATCGATTGGCTTGTAACCCTCAAGCATTACTTGTCCTTAGCTACAGGGGTAACCTTCTGACGAACAATAAGACCGCCAAGTGCGACCATCACAGGCTCAAGAATAGTTTCCGAAATAGGCTCACCCTGGAGAATATTCTTCACCAGCAGCCCTATCGCGATAATAGCGCTCAGCCATGCTACAGGCTCGTGAGAAAACTTCCAACTCATCTCAGCTGTCCCCTATATGCGAGAAGTGCGTTAATGGCGTTGTTAATGTCTGCCGTACTGTACTGAGTAGCGGTAAGCGGACCCTGTCCCTCCCCGCTAAGTCGCTTCCTCAGCAGATCAATCAGATACTCATTAGTGACGTCGTTGTACTTCTCCTGACCATACATATCCTTCTGGCCAGAATCGTACTTGCCAGCAATAACGTTAGGATCTGACATAACGTCATTGATGGCACTAAGGATCGCGCTCGAAGTTGTGTTGTCGGTCGGGTAAATCTCGCTCAGATAATTAGCAGCACCTGACGGTCCATTAGTCCCCTTAAACAGGGTGTTCTTATTAGCCGCGTCCTGCTGCATCTGCTGGATTCTAAGCTGGAGATTAGCCATATCCATAAGATGCTGGTACTGCTGGTTTTCCTGCTTTTCTATCCTCTGCTGATCCTGCTGCTGAAGCTGAGCAAGAGCAGACTGAATAGCAGACTGCTTACTCGTCTTGAGACCGGAAAGTTTAGAGTTAGCCTGCTGTAGGTAATCCTCAAGCTGAGCAGCAATATCCTGAGCCGTATTAACACCAGCAAGGCGCGTATTATCAGCGCTCTGTCGGTTATACGAAACATCCGCATTCTTCATCTCATTCAGGAGATCAAGCGCGTTTGCTTCGTCAGACTTACTCTGCTGCTGGAAATAAGCCTGATCCTCCATAGCTTGCTGAGAAGCTTCCGGAGCAGCGGCCTGAATACCGAGCTTCTTGAGAAGCGCAGCTTGAGCTTCTGCCTGCTTATTGTACTCCCCCTGTAGTGCTTGCTGAGTCTGGTTATATCTCTGCTCAGTTTCCTGAGATGCCTGTGACAACTGGTTAGTAATCTCAGGCATCTGAGCAGCGATATCCTTGGCCAAGTCATTATACATGGCCTTGGCCTGACCCTCATTCTTATGAGCGCGGTTAGTCGTGGCAGAAATCTGCCCCTGTAGCTCCTGAATAAGGGGATCAAACTGGGTACTAGCCTGACCCGAAGCTATTTGAAGAAGCTGGTCATAAGGCGTAGGGGCAACATTAATCGACTGAATCTGCTGCATAAGCTGATCCAGTGGATTAGTAGAAGTATCTACAAGTCCCGACTTCTGTGCTGCCTGCTTCGCCTGACTAGCTGCCTGAGCACGAATAGCATCGGCAAGATTACTAGCAGTCCCACTAGTATCCCAAGGACCAGGGATAGCCATTTAAGAAACTCCCAACTTTGCAGCCCTACGCCTCAAAGCATCTTGCTTAGCAGCCTGCTTTTCCAAATCAAGCTGCCTCTGGAAATTTGTCTTTTGCATCGACAAATCTCCAAGCTTATCGGACTGACCAGTTTGGAGATTCTTCATCTTAGCATTGAACTCTGTGTTATAATCACCCAGAGCCTTTGCGTATACACCTGACTTGAGGATGCCTCTACCAGCAAAATCGTTCTGCTGGTCTACCCGGTCCTGCGCACCTTGCTGATTAAGCTGCCTAATCATGTCAGCATAATCGCGCTTGGTGATACTCGTCTGGCGATTAAACTGGGCAAGGTAGTCGCTGAGAGACTTATTAAAATTAGCTAGCTGTTGCTGGTAAGTAGTGTCACCTGCAAGCCACTTATCAGCTGCGGACTGCTTCTTTTTCTTAGCCACTAACCTCCCATCTTATGAAAGGCTATTCAGCCGCTTCTGAATAGCGTCAGTCATTGTAGCGCCCTTCATCGAGAGGTGATTACCTCCGATATTTGGCATTGGCATACTTCGATCAGGAGGGGTTATTTTCCTCATAGTCGGAGAAGTAACCTTGTGAGCACTTCTATTTGGACTACTAGGCTTTGTTGCCTGATGAGCAGACCTACTCGATACCGTCTTCGTTACGGTACCGATCTGATAAGGAATTGCAGCTCCCTTATTCGCACCGTAATCCGACGGAGTGAATCCCTTATCCTTACCCAGGATTTCCTGAGCCTTGTAACTCGCCGTTACGGTAGGCTTCTTACCCTTACCAATAGACTTGGGCGCCATAGCCTTGAGCATATTAGCTCGGTTAGTTGCTTCAAGACGCCTCTTGATAGCATTTTCTTTCTCAATAATTTGAGGATTTCTAAATGGTCCAGAAGGCGTCATAGGACTTGCGGGCACTAATCAAACACCCCCTTCGTTGCGTAACCCATAACCGCGCTATTCATCGGGTTTCCAGTATCTGCCCCCTGTAGCCTACGCATAATAGCATTACGCCTAGCTTTGGCTCTATTATCTCTTTCATCGTAGCCTTGGGGACTAGCTACAGGGCCGATAGTCGGCATAGGTCTACCGGACCCATAATGCTTATTCCCTGCTGCATACGGATTAAAAGCCTTCTGACCTGGGGGAGGATCAGGGACTCTCCTATTACCAAACAAATCGGCTATCATTAGTTCACCGCCTTTGGAACGATTTGCTTGGAGCCGATAAATGCAGTCAAATTATAGAAATACGCTGGGCCATCAGTAGTATTCCCCACTGTAGCCATATCTACCTTAAACTGTAGAAGTCTGAATCTCAAAGACTTGGGGAACCTAATAAACTTAATCTGCTTAGCAGTACCCGAGGGGACCTGTTGTGTAATAGTTGGGATATTGGTGAGTGGATAATCCCAGGTATTGAGTTCGTGCCAGTGGTGTACCTGTAGCTGAGACCAACTAACCTTATAGGCTACAGAATAGGGGAATAGTGTACCGGATGCTTCTCGACCAGTATAGCAGTTGATACCCCAATGCATCAATCGCTTAAATCGATGAGACAGACCCACGTCAAATTGCTTAGTTATAAGGCTAAGGTTAATGTCTACAGGAGCGGGAGTAATATCTCCATATTCCCTATGCGTAGACTCGTATCTGTCTTCCATCTGGAAGATTTTAAAATAACGGTTCCATGACCCAGAACTACCCATACCAGCTTTATCAGGAACCTTGGACAATGACGAACACGCAATATAGGTATCCGTGCCCCTCAGGAGGGCTGTGTTCGTGTTATCCAGTCGCATGATTGGGCCAATGTAGTGAATATTTGGGTCTTTTGACTCCCATCGCGTCCAGCATCGGAGCCGAAGGTGGTATACATATATACGGTTGTAAAACCGGACAACGGCCCTGTCCCCTACAATCCTAAGCCAAAATGGATATTTCCAGGACTGACCGTTTACAAAATAGTTGCCACTCGGAAACGTGTTATCGTATTCAAATGGTATTTTGACACTAACGCGAACAAAGTCATAGTTAGACATCTCATACACTTGGTTATACTTAAGGATAAATACTGAGTTCTCATAAACATCGACACATCGGGGACCCATAGCACCCACATCGGTATTGATAACCTGTAGAACTGCTTGGGCAGGGCCGCTGTCATAAGTCAAAACATACGTGGCATTGTCTTTAAAGATAACAATGTTGTCCTGGTACACAATCAAATCATTTACGGCATCGCCGTCTCCCGGGGCAATGTCGAAGAAATTAGTGCCAGGCCAACTACCGAAATCAGACAGATCACTAAAAAAGAGTCTAGAGTTATCAGATGGTGCGCCTCGTCGTCCACTAATCCAGAGCCTGTCTTTGTAGACTATGGACGCATAGCCTACCGGCATCTTATCTAGGATAGTTACAAGGCCGCCATCGAGACTGTACTTAGCTCCCTTACCATCACTACCGAGATCAGGTACGAGATATACGTAATCGCCATACCTATGAGATTTACTGTGTACCCCGTCAGCAATCTTGGCTAGAATTCCAGCGTTATCGCCATCTACAAAATAGATATACGAGGCTGGGGCACCTGTGTGTGAGCTATTAACGATTACATATCTAAAGCCCTCATAGGTGCCCGAGCCGATAACAATTTGACTGGATTCAGGGGGAGAAGTTCCAGTATCTGTGCTGGAAAATACCTGAGCATTCATCGTGAACCACGGGGGTCGCGATGAAAGAGATCCGTCCAGGTTAACGTCAAAATTACGGCAGTCTACCATCTCATTATCTGCAATCATTGCAGGATCAGAGTAGGTATTGATACCGCCAGCAAATGGACCGATAGTCAGTTCTTTAATATTAGAGCTGGTACTAGCCATTAGAAGTACCCTCCCCAATATCCGTAGTTTCCGTAGTTCTCATCTTCTGGCAGGGTCGTAATACGTGGGTAGTATTCCTGACTAGTCCACTTATTACGATCATTGAGTTTCATCATATCCTGATCAAACTCACTCTTCATAGCTGCCGACTTCTGAAAGTCCTCATCCAGTTCATACGCCTGCTTAAGACAATACTTAACCACGGCATTATGATACTGCTTAGGTACACTCAGATCATCAGCAAGAGTGGCTACAGGGGGAGGATGCTTAATATAGTAGATGGTCAGAGATCCTGGCAAACTCTCTTGAGGCTTAGGGAACAAAGTAATCTTATTGTTCCAAACCATAAAGATTTCAGGGATACCGGGTCCGTAAGGACTTACACCAGGTTCCGCGCTGTAGCCATCAATATACTCATTGAACTCAGCGAAACTCATTACCTTAAGTCTGTAGCCCTTGTACTTAAGGCTTCTGAGTACCGACATATCCTCCGGTACATCGTATTCCATCTGGTTCTGAACTGTATCAGCTACAGCGGTAGCCTCCATCAGTCCTTCATTATCCATGACGATCTGTTCTTGCGCATCATTAATCCAGCGAATCAAATCGTCATCGGTAATTTGAACTCCGGATTCGTCACCAAAAACGCGCTTAACGCGAGTAACTACGTCCTGGACGTTCAAGGTCGATCAACTCCCCGCGATGGTTACGAATCTTATACGAGGACTTATTATTACGAATCGCAGCAGCTGCGATCTTATGCGCTTCTTCGCGTCGCTCCTGTTCTTCCTTAGCTCGTGTAAGCTCTAGAGCCCTATTGTAGTTCTCAATATAGCTCAGCTTATTCGGGCTATTCTGTTGATCTGCTTCAAATACCTTAGCCAACAATCGCTCATCAGCTTCTTCTGCGAAGCAGACTGCATAAGGAGGTTTACCATCGGG